TGATTACCCGGTGCGGCATACAACTTACCGGCAAGCTTCTCGGTATTCCAGTAAGCTTTGAATCGCAAGTCAAGTTCGGCCTGCGTGCCCGAGTCATAAATGTGATCGCCTGCGCCCACATAAGCGTCTACATTACGTTCGGCGCGCATCGCCATATTCACGAGTGTGCGATTTGTATTCAACACACCGTCATCTGCGAAGAACAAAATCTTCAATGGATCGATAGTCTCGCCTGAACCGTAGGACGATCCTTCATTGCTTACGCCGGGGTAAGTTTCCACTTCAAATCTGATCGTCGAAAGCCTAGCGGAACCTGACCAACGGATGACAGGCGTGGTGCGATATGCGCGTTCGGGAACACCGAAAGTAAAGTTCAGCGTCGTAGCGTCGGGAATTAAAGTGCCCGGAGTAATTGGCCGCGCAGATGGATCCTCGACGACGTTGGCGGCCTTGAGTAATTCGGTTTGCGACGAGATCAATTTGCGATCTGCATAGATGTCTACCGTGATGTGCCCTGCCGTGTCACCATTCAACATTGCGATCGACACGCCGCGCACACTGGTCAAGACATCGGCATCTGTAAGTGTTACATCCTGCAGAGTTATCTGCTGCTCACCATAGTCGCCCGCAAAAGCCTTGAACAGAAAGCCATCATCTGTGCGGAAGTAGAGTTCATTGACAGTTGCGGAGATAACTGTGGCAAACTCTACGATTTTGCTCACACCGGGCCAGATGTCCACTGCGACAAACACTTCAAGTGTTTGATCCCACCAAACAACACCGGGTCCATACTTGGTGTCTACCGCGAATCCGGTGTAGTTGTCAAATTGACAGGTCGCACCAGTGGTTTGCAGTCCATTGGTTGTAAGATTCTGGATCTGCTTATTGAGTGGTGAGTTGCGGCCTTGAAACTTCAACTGCTGCACACCATTGTAGGTGCGAATACCGCCGGGATACACCACGGCCGTGTCACCGTTGATGTCAGTGATAGATTCGGGACCAAAGGCGCCCACGTCAAACAGAGGTTGACGGGTGTGCACAGGTTCACCTGCGATCAGGATGTCAAAGACAGGAATAACTAGCGTGGAAGCTTTGGCAGAAGTAACCAAAAATGCTCCGTCGGCCGCGGCAGGTTGCACGATCGCAGTGACTGGATCATAACCTGTGTGGAACCGGAGCGCGGGCGCTCCAAACTCAGGTTCAGTGCTGCCCGCCTTGTCGCCGGCATCATTTACCAGCAGGACAAAATCCAGAGGCCGACCGGACACCGAATGCGCAATCTGAGTAAGCCTGCCATCTGAATCCTTGATCGCAACATATAGCTTACTGCCGATCATCTTAGGCAGATCGCAGATCGGAACATACTCACGATTACTCGGCGTCCACTCGGACCAGTTATTCGTGGCACGCGTAGAGCCATCGGGAAAGATGACAAGCGGCTGAGAGATGCCATCTGTGCAGATGACCGCCGACCGAGTAGAGCCAATCGGTGAGCTAAAATCCAATGATGCACTTGACGTGACACGCTTGAAGTTCACGGAACTTCCCGGAATTGCCTCAACCCTTACACGTTCTGCGGTAGGAGAGAGGCTTCCACCGACGGCGCGTGTCCAAGATGTTCCGGACGCGGGACGATACCAAGGTTCGCCTTCGACAAAGATTAGAAGATTTGAATCGAATGCTGACAAGTTTTGGATCGTCCCGGCCGGAAAAGTTAGACGCAGAGGCGAGCGCACAGGCTCAACTACATTCAATCGCACACGAGCATTCGTCAGCAATTGAAACGTGTTATCAAAATCAGACTTCTCCGAAGAGAACTGAGTTTGAATGCCTCCGAGAAAGTTAGTCTTCGATTTAATTACCATACACGTGAGTTCTCGAAGTTGTACTTGTAACCGCTTGACAGGAATGCATACTCACCCGGCATCTTATCCAGGGTCATAATGGTTATCACTTCGGCCGCAGCATTCGCCAGTACGTCGGCCGCCACGCTGTTCGCTTTCGCCTCGGCAGCCATCGATTGGAGTCGCGCCTCCTCGTCCTTCGCCATCGAGTGCCCGTAGGCGCGAGCCTTCCAAAGAATTGCTGTTTCGAGCGCAGGGAAGCAAAACTCATCTGTGTCATAAAACATTGGCGTGAACACACGCTTGTACAAAACCTCAATCTCGCTATCAGTGTTGGTATAGGTACCAATCGAATAGTCATTGGCCATAAGCACAATGTGACTCGCACGCATGAGGCGCGCGGGAATCAAAGATACTTCAATGCCAGAACCATCTGTCACGGATACATCACATGTAGTAATGGCATCCTTGGAAATTGCCTCTATGCCGATCGGCTCATCTTTGGCAAACTGTGCAACGGTAGTTTTGGTCAACTCACCTGCAAGGAATGTAAGCGTCTCAGAAATACTGGACGCCGACGGCGTTTGCCCTGTGATTGTAACAGAAAATGGAACCGTTTGCGCGACGGCGATGGTAGCGGTAAGCTGGGATTCGAGCGCAAGCGGCGTGTGCAACGCACGACGCGCAGTGATGCGCAAGGTATTGTAGGGCTGCTGCCAGCGATCGGTGTGATACCTTACGGCCAAACTCTCCAGCTTACTGCGCGAGCGCGAATCTACACGCCTGACGGCGCGCACCTGATCAATGTACCAAGGCAAAGAGATCTGCTGCTGCTGTTCGTGAATCTCGAAAGATTGCTCCCAAAGCGACGAAGGAAGATCGGCAGTCGAATAGAACTCAGACGCCGCGCGATTGATATAACGCAGCAGCTGAGCACGATTGCCGGCGGAGCTACTCGAAATTGAAGTAGCCTCTGAAAGTTCTGCTAGTAGGTCGCGGAGCATAGTTCAAAGGATGAGAAGTCTGACAGTATATGTGGCGGGAAACACAATAAGCCACGTAAATATAAAATGCGTTGTGGTCTTGGCGTGAATCGTAATGGCAGGAAATTGTGTTTCATACGGAAGTGTTTCCACAACATCCATCAACACTGCATAATTTGCGTCAACAAGTGGCGTCCCAAAAGTCGCACGCAGATATGAATCACCAGGAGGAGCCAGAGTGGTATCGGTAGTCAGGGCGGGGATGTTATGATGAACTACAGTTGTATCAGCCGCCCACTTTGATCCAGGGCCTGCGTTTCTAACTATGGTGAAAGTACCAGATGCCTTCAGCAAACCATTAATATTTTTAACATTGACCGGAGCAATAGCCTTTGATGCCTCAGTTCCAGTAGCGACTTCACTAGATGAGGCGAACACAGTCCCAACAGGTGTCGGAATAGCCAACGTCACAGCTTTCAACTCACCCGTTGCGTCATACTGCAAGTACTTCCCGGTATCTCCGACTACTTTGGCAACCTTTTGCAGGGCCAAACTATAATCCGCAATCGCACTAGTCGGCGCGGCCCAAATGACAGCAGTACCGGCAGCATTAGTGGTAAGGACTTGATTAGCTGAACCTCTCGTGAGATAGTCAGGAGGAATTTCATTAGATCCGAACAGCGCAAGAAGCGTGGCAGAGTCAAGAATTTCCCACGTAACCGTAGTACCATTCGACGCGAGATACTTACTACCGGACAGACCACTGATCAGCTTGTTCGTGGCAACGGAAGCATTGGCCAGAGCATTGGCCAGCGTGGCGAACTGAAATCCAGTACCCGGTGTGTTAACCTGCAAAACTTGCAGCGGAGTGCCGCCTGCCGTGGAAAGCTTGGCAATCTGAATCGTACCATCAACGATCATCGCGTTGATAATTGTGCCAGTGCCGGGCTTGGCGACACCAAGCGCCCAAGTAGTGCCATTGAATTGAAAGATCTCGCCAGTGGAAGGCTTAAACCACAGGCAGCGCCGGTGCCACTGGTACCAGTTAGTAGCATAACCAGAAGGCTGTCCAGTCGAGGCGGGTGTGGTCTCGGAGTAGATCACCATTCCGCGATACGAACTCGGAAGTGCAAGCTCAATGGCTTGCTCAATTAGCGCCGCATGTGCGCCAAGCGTGGGCGTCAAATCGGCACCCGTATCGAAAGATTTTTCTTCAGCTGTAGGCATATTAAGAGGCGCAGGTAGTTACCATCGTTGCAAAGTCTGTGTAAACAAATGGAGGCACACAAACTACAGGGGAAATCTGAGAGCCAGTTACGTCGCACGACGTAGTCGGCTGTTCCATGATACCGATTGGAATTGTCCAATCGGAGGAAAGTGTGGAGGGATTAGAAGCGTTGGTCCAGATTTCAATTACAGTTCCAGCCGGAACTGTCTCGCCAACATAGACAGGCAAAGGCAAGATTTCCGTGGTGCCCTGCCAAAGCTTTACGCGAAACGTAACACCACTGACTACCCAGCGCAATACGGCTGCAAATGTGCTGTAAGATCTAGCCAAAGGATAACGAATAGTCCAATGCGTTGCGATGGGCACAGTGTAGATTGCCACGATCTGCGAAGCACCTGCACCAGAGGGATAGGCATAAGAGAAAGCCGGAATAAGCAGCGTCTGATTCTTACGCTTGGCCGCGCAAGCCTTAATAGCCCCACGAGGCGCGAGCATCGTGGAGCTTTTGAATAGTAGTCCGTAAGGCTTAGCCATATTTATCTACGATTTGTCGAAGTCTTGCAGCAAATCTTGCTTCCGTGTAACTTTGCGCGTTACGCGCAGAAGCCGCAGCTTTCTCAGCCAAGAGAATTTGATCCGAATATGCCTCACGCATTGCTTGAATCGTACCGCGTTTGCATGGAAAAGCTACCTTACCCACACCATTGTAAACTTCCTTTGGCGACTGTATAAGCTTATGAGGTAGAAGCCAGGATGTTTGTTGATTGGCAAAGTCCGCCGGACCACCGTAGGGAATGCAAATGGAGGGGCGACCAGCAGCCATGAGTTCACACAGCGGAAAGTTCCAAGCTTCCGCGCCCGAAAGAAAGATGCCGCAATGATGCTCAGCAAGTAACGCAAAGTACTTCGCACGATCGAAGTCTTCGTGAATGATAGTAATGCGCTTGTCATAGGTGTAACGCCTTATACAGTGAATAGATTGTTTAATCGTAAGACTGACATCGGATTCAGTTGGGAAAGCTTCTGTGAACCACTTAATTAATTCATCAATTCCTTTTCGCGTAGGAACATTATTATCCCTGGCCACACAAATGAACTTGAACGGCCTAGCTGCCGGCATATGACTGTACGAACCGCTGCCCCATTGCGGCAACACTTCGATTGGTTTGAACCATCCAGCGCGTCTGAACACATCCGCATTGTGTTCACACGGAACAACTAAGACTGAGGAAGGTTCAACATTGACCAAGCTGGAGATCTCGGAAGATTCCCATGTGGTTAACCTGATATGTGCACCGAGCCTAATATTGGCCGTAGCCAAACCTAGTGTAGCATTACCTTTAACAAGCCTTGGCGTTAAAGCGGCATTAACTCCGCGTGCGACGTAGGCATAACCTGAAGCATCGGTTACATAATCAAATGGAAAATCAAAGGTAACACAAGGTTTTGCCTCATACAAAAAATAACCTTGTACGGGTTCGTGAGCTATTGTAATCAGACGAAATCCAGCCAGCGTAGGAAGCGGGGTAGTACCATGATACTCACCATAGATTGATAATGCTTTCAGTGCTGAAGGTTCACGCAAGATTTCGTGCTCCGCACCTTCGCAGTCCAGCTTGAGCAGGAAATTCTTATGTTCTGCGAACACAGACTTAGCTGAAACGATTTTGACCCTCCCAAAATCCCTGATTACAACACCGCCACCTGTGTTAGATTTACACGAACTTGCAATGAACTTACCCTTACCAGAGGTCAAGCCTACGGCCACATTGTGTAGAATAGCTCTGCCGGATTTGACAAAAGAATCTAGATTCCTTTGGAGAACTTTGAAGTTTTCAACCTCAGGCTCATAACAAATAACCAAAGGTGCCCCGCGCTTTAGAACTGCAAGCGCGAAGCTGCCTATGTGTGATCCAATGTCAATTACAGTAGACCCTACGTAATCTGGCAAGTTGTATTCATTCTGGGTAAAGACTGATCCAAAGACTTCTTGATCAACTGTACCGGGCCTACAGTAAACTCTCATCGCACTTTGCCGAGGATGTTGTCGATGGCTTGGAGGGCTTGGACAATGTTGGTTCCGGTGGCGCTTTGTCCAAGGTTTCCGACGCTGGCGGATTGGGAGCCTTCGGTTTGGATTGCTTTGAACTTCGCGAGATCCGACTTACTCGAGAAGAACGTGCGACTCGTGGCAATCGTGGAGATCTTGGTGTACGATCCGTCATCTAACTTCCTTTCGTCTACCTGCTTGGTGTTGAATGAAGCGCATCCAGCTAACAGCGCAATAACGAGGAGTAAAGATTTGTGCATAAAATAAGGCGACTTGTCAGGTCGCCTTACTCGTAGCATTGATTGTACCTTATCCACCCTTCTTCTGGCCGAAGTACAAACCTATGGCCATGGTAGACAAGGTGTAGAGCGGTTCTTTCACTTCAATACCGTATAGGTGCATGAAGCAAACCGTGAGCGTGAGCATAATGGCGAGCAACGCCCTGACTGAGACATCAATGTTAAACAGCTTAACAGATGAATCGGCAGGTTTCTCGTCGACTTCTGGTTTGTTCTCGTCTTGTATGCTCATCTTATAATTGGATTACCTATTGACGTTGGTTGGGATCAATGTGATCCGGTTGGTCCCTGCGTGGCCGACAACCTCGAATTGCACCAGGGTTGCATTGGTCACACCGGACCCGGCAGGCACAACAAACGATCCGCCCGTTGGAGTGTATACCGAACTCCCGACCGTGAACGTGCTTGCTCCTGCGGCTGGGATTACATAGATCGATCCGCGCATGCCGTGGAAGAAGTTTGCAAACGTCAACGTGGTGTTCCCTGTGGATGTCATGAGGAACTGATACGGAGGGCGTCCGTATGGGTTGACCGTGATCGTTGAACCCGAATAAGTCAGGCCGATGTCGTGCGTCTGAAAATCGTCAAACCACGGTGAAATTGCAGAACCGATGTCGGTGTAATTACCGCTTACGTGACTAGACAGCGTTACCGCGCTGCCGCCTGATCCTGCGTTGTTGTAGACCCTAAACAACCGCAGTGGGTTGGCCCCAAGCTTTCCCGGGAACCTGACCTTGTTATCGGTGATCTGAATCCGCGGAGCGCCGGTGACGTTGGTTCCATAGTTCATGTAGACCACCTCTTGGCTTACTCCAGACGCCAATCCAGACGCCAGAAACTGGTTATTGTTCCAAATTGATTCGGTATTATTCAGCAGACGCGCCAGCCTGAACACGTAAGCGCCGAATCTGTTTCCGTCAACGACCAGAGTTCCGAGCGTGGTCGCAGTTGTTTGTTCGCAAAGGATCCATTCAGCGCCGCCCTCAATTGCAGGGTCTGCGATCATCGCGCCGAATGTGTTATTGCGAACGTCAAGCAAATGCTGAGCGCTAAACGGAGTGCAATTGATTGCATTCGCATATCCAATTCCGAATTTGTTTGCCGTGATTACATTGGTCACACCACGATCTATCCGCAGCGCAGCAAACGCCCTTCCAGATGTGCCTCCTGCGGTTCTGGAATTGTTCCAGTTGTCGATAGTGTTGTTCGCGAACTCAAACCTGCTGATTGGAAATGTAGTTCCGGAGGCGTACACCGCCGACCCAACAAGATTCAAGAATGTGTTGTCACTGACCAACAGATTGGTGATAGCCCCATAGTTATCATGGATGACAAAAATTCCAGATCCGCGTGGAATTGCATTCGCTGGATCAATCAATCCATTGAACATGTTTCCGGAGATGGCAATGTCTCCACAATCCGCAATCGCGATTCCTCGCCCGCCGTTGTTTATGAATGAATTTCCAGAGACGATTGCGTCGTTAACGTGGAACAGGTACATCCCACCGAAGTTGAAGCCGTTAAAACTGATCGTCTGCCCAGCCTGTGGACCCTGTGGCACTGTAGCGATTGCTGCCGCATTCCGAATGATGTTGCCAGAGATGTTATGCGCTGTATGACCACGCTCAGCATTCGCCTGAATTCCGATGTACATCCCATTGGCCCCGACCGGCTCAATTATGTTGTCAGTGATAGACACGTTGGCGAACATGTAGTTCGTAACACCGGCACCATCAGAACAGACTCGAACACCGCATGGCACGTAGATGGTGCTGGGAGCAAACGGCTTGAGCACGTTGTTGGCAGCAATCAGATTTGTCGATTTATTGTTACTGACTGAAATTGTGAATGCGATGCAGTCGTCATTTGACTGGATGTGCGAGTTGACCACTCTGGTGTTGCTGACTAGGTCGGCATGAAACCCGTCTTGATTGCGACCCCAACTGGCGCTTTCCCTGGTGTCATTGCTCCCGTTGGTTTGGATGATAGTCACACTGTCCAGAAGGAACTGATCAGCTTGCGCTGCAAGCACCCCGAAGAAGCCAAAGTTCTGGACCGTGACATCCTTGATCGAACAGTTTGTTGCAAACCTAAGGTGAATGCCCATCATCTTTCCGTAATTGTCAGCCGCGCTGGTCGGTTGATTTCTCGCGTTCCCGTCAATAGTGCCCCTGCCTAGAATGGTCAGATTGTTGTACGACCCAGCATCAGCAAAATGGAACAGCGACTGTGGATGCGATGCCGTCCAGTCATTGGTCGCAGGGACCATGATGTTGCCGTTGAAGGTAATGGTGACGTTCGTCATGTGGACGCCCGGGCGCACCGATTCAGGTCCGACGAACGTGGTGTTGATGGAGTGTGGCAACTCAATCGCTCCGCCCGTGCGAAGGAACTGAAGCGCAGACGTCATTCGTAGGGCATTGCCGGGCCCGCTGCCTTGAAGTCCGTCCTGAGCCACTCCGAAGTGGTTGAACAGGTGCGGCCTAGTCACCTGCTCCCATGAACCGCCAGCGACGGCAAGCTTGCCTCCGTACACGTTGGTGGATGTTTGGTTTGCGACGAACTGATAAGTCGCGCCGCCACCGTCACCGGCGCTGTAATAGCCAAGCGTCATATACGCTGAGCCCACAAGGCCAGTGGTGGCCAGCAGTTGCGAGATGTTTTCGAACTCAAACACTCGGGCGTTTAGCTGCGTCTGAATCCCAGAGATGACGCCTGCGCCAATTTGAGGAACTGCAAATGTGGTCTGCGCAAAGATTGTCGAAGTAAACGAAACTAGCGATAGGAACAGTACAAAGAAATACTTCATAAGTTGAGTTGATTAAAGTGTGAGCATTGTCATCACTTTGAAAATTTGTCCAAGGTCTCTTGACTACGCTTTAATTGGTATCTACTGTCGGAAAGCACTTCTGAGTTTTGATGCATAGCGGAAGTATTGGCTTCTACAACCGCACTCAGATGCTGCATAGACTGTTCACGCTTAGCCGATTGCTCCTTAATTTCCTTGCGCAACTCAATAGAATCATCTCTAACCATTTTCAAGAAATAACAACCAACTGCGAAAACCACCACAATTAGGTACCAGACCTGTGTGGCAACAGAGGACGATGCTAGACTTGCAGCAGCGTCAAGAGGATCTGATGCAGCAAACATGATAGTTTAGCGGATTACATGGATGTGGAAAACACCAGTCAAGGTGACGGAATCGACAGCGTGCCCATTGGAAATAATAACGGCAGCAGTGCCTGCACTGGTGAAACTAACGCTAGCCAAAAGTTGCTCGTCAAAAGCAGGACGCGACAACACCATACAATCGCCGGCCACAAGACCTGGGACAGCCACAACAATGGTGACATAACTCTGGGCGCTAATAGTGTTGGTCGGGCTGAACGCCACACGACTCTTGTTGTTGGGCAAGCGCTGCTCAAGGGACAGGATCCTGGAAGTCAGAGCCTTGGCGATCTGTAGAAATTTATAGCCAGTCATATGATTAAGTATTAATGAACCAAGAAACCAAAGGAAGCTTACAGTTGCCTGTAAGCTCTTGTTTGATCGCTTAGTTATTAGGGACGTAGGTAGCGTTGTAACTGCCAGTACCGAGTGCCTTGATCACAAAGCCGAAGGTGTAGCCAGCCGAGCGAGTAGGTTCCCACACAACAGTGGAGTTCGCCGGAACGGTGACAGTGTATAGACGTTTCATCTCATTGGTAGACTGTGCAACAGTCGTGACGACAGAAGCGCGAAGCGTGTTAGTAATGGACTCAATGCGACCCAAAGCGTTGGTGACGCTGGAGACCTCATTGGTCGTGTAGAACGTGCGCTTCTGGAAAGCGGGCTTAATTCGATTGGTCGTCGAACTCGAGTCCGAATCGTACACGATGAACGTGTTAGCCGCACCAGAGGTGTCAGTGAGCTGCAAATAAACCAGCTGCCCCGGGTCGGAACTGATAATGGTATTCGCAGCGGCGAGATTCGCACTCGCCATGGTCTGAGCAACGGCGGTCGAAGTGAGCGCAAACAGCGCGAGAAACAATACAAAGAAGTACTTCATAGAATTAGGTTGGTTGACTTGGAGAATTACCAGCTGAGCGCGGAGTTCGGATCGCGGCGATAGATGATAGGAATCACATTGAAAGGGTTCGCAGGCATAACGCCGTGAACGGTGGAAGCGATCAACTTGATCAACTCGTCCCACGTGTTGGCTTCCACATTGCCGGCGGAATCCTTGATCAAGAAATTTCGCGTAGCCTGAACCTGACCATTCCAGTTCAACGCATTGAACTTGTTTGCCGTGGAGCCTTGACCGGTGAAGCTGGCGGGAGGAGGTCCAACGTCAATGGTCTGAATCGGATTCCAACCAATCAGGTAGGCAACGCTGACAGGAGCCTTGCGATACGCTTCGGTGAAACGGGTGATGTAACCCTTGTCACCGGAGTAGTTCGCGGCATTGTACTCCTGCTCGATCTGAATGTCAGGCATCGTACCATCTTCGTTGTAACGCTCAGGGAACGGCGTAGAGCGGAAGACGATGTTATCCGAGATGGCGCCAGAGAATCGGCTGTTGAGCAGATTCATCGCAAGGGGCCGAACGGCATTGACCGTCGGATCGTAGGTCAGGCGAGTGAGCAACTCATTGTCGCCCGCGAGAATCCACTTGCCTTTGACCAACTCATTGTCGCCGGGGTTGCCCTTCTTCCAGCCGTCGCTGGGCGCAATACCCAGACTGTTCTGAGCAAGATCACGAATCGCACAGATGGTGCGGAAGTCCAGCGTACCCGTGCCGAGTTCCTGGATCTTGGCTGCCATCCAGTTAGTATCCTTGACACTGGCGGTGGGATCGCTGGGATCACCAAACGGCACAGACTCATCATATGCCGAATCAGCGGAACCGCCGCGGCCCACGAGGTAGGCGTGGCGAGCAAGATTGAACAACTGATCGCGAATGAAGAAGTCGTTGCAGACGGCAATCTGCGTAGCGAGATCCTTCATCTGGAACAGGATGTTCTTGCGGAAATCGCGGAACTCAGGCAGCCAGTGAATCTGCTGAGACATGTACTTGTGCCGCTTGACACGCGCCTGATTCTGCAGCTCACGATTGCGGTACGTGTTGATCTTCGCAATCTCAGTGATGTTGTTGGGGCGATGGGTCTGCGAAGTGACAGGCGAGGACTGGGGCATCACACCGATGATGATGTCGCCATTGTTCTGCTTGAACTTGAGGGAGGAGAACATAGTCCCCCAGACGGAGGAATACTCGTAGGTGCTCTTCTCTTGAAAAGCCATCTGAATAGGAAGCCGAGCAAACGCTGCGGTGTCCTGAACAGAATAGTTGACGTCCGTTGGAGGCGTGAGTCCGATCGTAGTAGGCATATTAGTTGAAACTTATCGGTGGAAATAAAAAAACCACCGATGGATTAATTACGGGAACTTTTGAGGTTCACCGCAATATCACCATAGGTGGCTATTGCTGGTCTGCGAGAGACTCGCAGAATACTTACTCTAGGACTATTTTTGCTGGAAGCATGCCAATCAATCGTCGTCGTCTTCCTGAAACTTAATAAGCTCATCACCTGCGGTCGCCGGTTTGGCCACGCGCAGTGCAGGGGCGCCGGGCTTTGTAGTCAGTGCCGCAAGCTTAGACTTCAATGCGTTGATCTCCACTTGGCTTGCGGCAGCAAGTTTAAAATACTCCAAACGGGCTTTGGACAACATGCGAGTCTGTTGCGTATGGCGCAACACTTCAGGAGCTAGCGAGAATGACTGCTCATAGATTTGACGCTCAGCCTCCGTAAGAGTCTTCTCATCGAACGTGGGAAAGAACTTCTTCTCAGCTTCGTCGAGCTGAGTATGGACCGCATTGGTGGCTGCCTGATGTTCGGCTTGAAACTGACGGGTCATATGATTGACCTGCTGACCTTCGGATACGGCACTGTTGTACTGCTTCTGCAAATACAACTGAGCTTGAACATTGACGCGACCATCCTCATTCTTCAACGTCTGGATATTGTTATTGCCATCAAGGAATTGGATGTCGTTGGCTTCGGCGGCGGCCAGAATCTGTCGCTCATAGAAAGCTTCGAGTTGCCGGCACTCTTCGGACTTGGCCAGAAGTTGGCCAAACTTAGGGTGCAGCACATAGCTTTCAGGATGCTCATACAAATGCTCAGGACCTGTTGGCCGAGCCTTGAGTTCTGCAATCTCAGCAGTCTTGGCTTTGCGGTCGAGCGCAATAGCTTTGACTTTGTCGAACTGTGCATTGGGAAGCTTCTTGAGAACTTCAACATCCTCCGGGTCAAACACGGAGTAGTCGCGCCCGGCCGGCTGTCCGAACGCCGGGTTTGGAGCTTCGACTTCAGGTGCAACATCAGGTGCGACCTCGGCTTCAACAGGTTCGTCGGCAGCCTTCTTCGCAATGTCGTCATGCGTGTCAGGAAAGTCATCATCCGACTCATCAAACTTGATCTCTTCATTTCCCGGATCTGGCTCCTTGGCGGCGACCGGCTCCTTGGCAACGGGCGCAGGCCGGGAGAATGGATCAGCCGGGGTAAGCTTACCATCCGGCCCAACCTTCATTGATGTTGACTGAGCTTGTGGCTTAGGCGCCTTCGGCGCGGGCGCCTGCGGCGCCGGGACAACAACTTGGGACGTGAGGTTCGTTGGGGCAGGGACGGCAGGGGACGCGGCGGGTGGCGCGGGCGTCACGGCAGGCGCCTGCGGCGCTGCCGCTTGCGCGCCGGGAGATGATCTGCGGCCGGCGGAATTAATGCCTACCGTTCCGCTTGTTTCGGCCGGGAGCGGAATCCTAATTGTATCATTAGACATGACTGATGCTTTCTATCGCTTTAGTTAGTGTTGCTTGTTGGATTGATAAAACTCTTACGAAGCGATCGTCCTTTGACGGATCGATCGCCGCGGTCTGCAAAGCTTGAAGTAAGCCTGCGTTCTGCTCACTGAGGCGTTGGAGGACTTGCTGCGTCTCCGGGCGCTGGAGCCACGCCTCCTTGAGCGGCCGCGATACGCTGATCGACGGCCTGCTTGAGCTGTCCAAGTTGTTGCTCATGTGGTTGCCATTCAGGTCTCAGTTGTCCAGTTTCATCAGTAACGGACTGCGCAACAACTGCGCCAAGTTGCTGAATCAGTTGCAAGTCAGGAGTCTGCATCATCGCCGCAATGTACCTGTCAGAGTGCGCCGGATAGCGTTCGCGCAGATAGTCGGCCAAGAACACTTGGGCGGCCGGCGTAGTAGAAATGATTGCCCAATCTTGTTGCATTGCGGCAATGCGTTCTTGGCGCTGCACATAATCTACGGCGCCGGCCGATTGGATAATGTACGTGGCGTCAAACAGCGCCGGGTTGATGCCCAGCTGCAATGTTCCGCGCCACACGGCGGACTTAATAATCTCGTAAGCTTTGGTTACGATCTTACGCATTGGGATGGACAAATATAACACGGAGACGCTATTGATTTGCGACATCGTCTGGTTAGCCGAGTTGACCTCGGTTGCCGTCTTGCGCGAATCCTGTCGATTGTTGACTGCCCAGGAGATCTGATTGTTTGCCGCAGAGTTTCCGGTGTCAAGATGATCCAATGCGCGGAACAACATGGCGTCGGGCCACGGCGCCGCCCAAGGTTTCATAGGACGATCCCAAACTTTATTGGGCGAGATCGTCATGTCAGTTTGCTTGGCGACGCCGCCGGCAGTGTACGAACCTTCGGCCGGCGCCCACTGGGTCATCGACGCGGCGTAAGATCCGTTGATGCCGGCGGAAGTCAGAACGCTCAGGGCATCTTGAATATAGAATGCCTTTGCAGCGTGTCCAGTCTGCTCGGACATCTTGCGCTCTTCGGTAATCGAAGGCGAGAACTGAACATAAGGATACTCAAACTCATGCTGCTCTTCGAATTCCACCTGCTCGACAAGTCCCATTCCGCCAGCAGGATCCACTACTTGTGAAGTAACTTTCTTTCCGCGACCGTTGACAAATCCGATGGGCTGCGACAAAGGTTCGTTGACATCCTTTGAATACCACACCGCTTGGACAACTCCTGCAACCTTGAACAAGCAGTGATGGATGGTGGCGAACGCCGCCGACCCGCCGCTGCACATAGACGCGAGGT